ACATCATTTGATCCATCTTCATTGTCTAGAAAAATATCTACTGTTACACCAGAGGTTGTTTTGTTTGCACAGGTAATGCCAATAACGATTGACTCTAAAGCAGAACTACTTGACCCAGCTGGAACACCGTAAATCGTTGTATTACTACTGTTACTAATGTTGGGAGTACAAATTCTTTTAAAATCGTTAGCCATTGTTGTTATCCTTACTTAATATTTATACTATTATTTATAAGACCTTTTATAATCTTTATTATATTTATAACAGGTATTAGTCTATTTTTAATCCCTTAAAGTATGAGGGCAACCCTAAATGAGGTCTTGTATCATACATATTTGTTTCTGCCCCTCTCATATCTGCATTATTATAATGTAGAAATACTTGAACACAATCTTGACCCTCAAAAGGTTCACGCCAATGTTCACAGTCATGACCCCTATAAACTAACATATCACCAGGTTCTAATACAACTTTTCTACCACTAGTATTGCCTGGACTATATGTTCCATCATTATTTTCTTTACCCTTTTCTATATCAGGTTCTACAAATATAGGCCAAGAGTCTCCACCTATATTCATTGTTGTTGATACCTCACAACTATATCTATCTTTGTGTCTATGTAATGTATCACCTTTTTCATAGATACGAGCATATGAATATGTAGGTATTAAATTTAGACCTGTTTGTTCTTCCATGATTGATTGTGTTTTAAGTAACAAAGTTTCCATAGCAGTATCACTATAAATAGAAAATGAGTTTGGCACTTGGGTATCACCAAAATTACCATAATCAAAATTAAATGGTGAGATATATTTTGTATCTATGAATGTTCTAGTAACTTGTCGTTTTAACATAAAGTAGTTAAAAAGAAACTCTGCAATATCAGGTTCTAATGCCTTTTTAATTACCATATAATTATCTTTATCAAATTGTGTCATTTTGCCTCCAAATAATTGATGTTCAAACAAACTCGTCTTAGCTCATCACAACTATTTGTTGTTCCAGTATGTTCTAAATGACCATCAAATGAAATTAATTTATTTCTTTCACTCATCACTTTTTCTCCTGTGCTAAACTTTGTATATCCATTGTTTGTGTTTAGATAAAGTATTGCTGTTTTGTATTCATGTTTTGTTGTAATATCTTGGTGCATTTTATGTTCTTTAATTTCATGTGTTTTAAAAATACAATTTAATTTTGCTTTTAATAAAGAAAAAATATTTAACTTATCAAAGACAGGATAAAATGTATCAAAGAAAGCACTATTTTTCATACCTGTGTATGCCTTTTTATGATATAATAAATGAGTTAGTTGAAAGTTGCCATCACCTTTATCTACAATACCATCATTGAAAAACCAAGGAAAATCTTCATTAAATATTTGCTCTTCGATTATCTTAAATTCTTCTTCAGGTAAAAAATCTTTTATTATCTTCATTTTATCTCCTATCTAAAAGGTTGACCTAGACTCCATACAACTAAAGAATATCTAGTACCTCTTGTAACTGGTGTTACTCTATGCCACACAAAACTAGGAAAAACAACAACAGAGCCACGAGGCCTTATTTCAGTACATTTTACAATGCTTTTATCTTTATTTAATTCCCAGTCATATTGGTTTCTCAAATCAAATTCTAAATTTCCTCCTTCATATTCTTCTGGATGTGATAAAGAAATTGTCATAGATAATTTTCTTATTTTACCGTGTGTATCAGGATTATTTGGTTTATTATAAGGTCTAGGCACAGAATCACTATGCCAACCATAATATTGTCCTGGCCCATATCTTGTAAACTGACAATGTTCAGATATATCCCAATCAAAGTTCCAACCTGAGTTTTTATTTGCTTCATGTACAAATGGATGTATTTCTTTGTAAATCCATCTTTCATTCATCCACACGATATCAGATTTTCTTTTTACATGAGATTTTTTTAAAACACTTTCTTTTACACTACCATCTTCGTTTGTGCTTCCATCTTGTTGTATTAAATGTGTTGTTGCCTGTTCTGGTATTTGTTGTTTACCATACTCTATAATATCCTCACATAGTTTTCTTGGCAGAACACCCTCAAATGAGTAATAATAATTTTCTAAATTCATTTTTGTTTTTCCATTACTAAATCGTGTAAACGATTGTGTTGCTCTTGATATTTTTTTACTATATCTAAAGGTATATATGACATATAATCAATAGTATCTTTTTCTATCTTATCTGTTCTTACTGTATGCCAAGGATGGTCAAAATCATCATATTTTAATCCATTAAATTCAAACTGTTTTATATTATTAAAATCTAATTTAAATTTAGGAACTTCTATAAAATCTAAAATTTTATCAATAACACTTTGTGAGTTTTTGCATATATCATCATAAGTTATAACTATAAATTGTTCATCACTATTTAAAATATTTTCAAGACCAATTGCATTGTATCCTATCATTTTATCATCTTGTAAAATCTCTTGAGCCCAAGAATGGTCTCCACCTAAAACTTTTACACTAGAACCTACACATTCAAATAAAGGTCTATACAATAAAATAAATTTTCTTGGTAAACCTATCTCTTTTATATAATCTAAATTAGTTTGTATACCCCAAGGACCTCTATCTATAATATGTGAATAATCTATATGGTTGTAGTGTGCTAAAACTCCTGCCTTAGCAGAATTAATAATTGATGTATTATCGGGAAAATGATGATATGCTTTTGTTTCTCTTATTGATAAAATTCTGTGTAATACTTCAACTGCATTACTATTAGCAGTTAATTGCACATCATTAGATTGATTGATTAGAGAGCCTAAAATTGTGTTGCCTGCTCGTGGCAAAGATTGTAAATAATATAATTCAGTCATAATATAATTCAGTTTTTAGTTAATGATATAACTATTTATGTGTTCTCTGCCCATAGACAGGAACGCTGTAAACTCGACTTTTTACTTTTTTTGTATGATTTTCTTTTGGTGCATTTTTTAATGTTTCTAAAACTTTTAAAAGCAAAGCCATTACTTTATCGTTATGCATAATGAGCCTGATGATGAAATTTATCATTATCTATCATCCATTGTATTTCAGCATTAACTTTAGTCCAAGTCCAATCAGATTTTGCTAACTTGCTCTCAATACCAAATTGATACCAACCTTCATTATAATTGATAACCCAACTATCTGGACTACCAGCTTCTGCACCCTCTGGTTTTGCAATTGTCTCATTAAATGCAGCTCTATAAAAAAATACAGTTGGAAAACAATTACAATCTACGGTAGGTCTACCTTTAGCAGTGTTTACAGTATTTATTGAATCAATATAATCTTTTCTATTTGCAATAGCAGCGTCAGACCAACCTGCAGGTATTGCCACATTACTACCAATATTATCTATTAGTGTTTGTGTTTCACCATAGATATTGTGTACTAGATATTTTTTATTATTGTCTAATGTTGCCATTTATATTATCCTCTATGTATATGCAAGTTTTCTAGCTGTGCCTGCACCACCAACCCCACCAGTCGCACTATCAATCGCACCACCAAGAGCAGTTCCTCCAGCCGCACTAGGAGTTGGTCCGTTATCAGTTCCTTTTACAAAAATTGTTACTGTACCTCCTCCAGACGCACCGCCTTCACCATTACCACCAGCTCCTTTTGCTTCTACATCACCAGAACCTGTATAGTCGCCTTCTACATATATAACTAATACTCCGCCAGTACCAGCATTACCATTTTGTTGTGGGTCAGCACCAGGAGCGCCATGTCCTTGACCACCAGGATTTCCTGAACCACCGTGTGCGTGATAATGTGATGGTTGTGTACAAGCAGCGCCACCTGCACCACCTTTATCAACTCCATTACTTCCTGTTCTATCTGCATTTAAAGTGCTTGGAGAAGTTAAATCTGTTGCACCGCCTCCACCAGGACCACCAGAGAATGATGTTCCTTGAGCACCTGCGCCACCTTTACAAGTTCCTGCATAACCAGAGTTATTATTACCTCCAACACCAGCGCCACCGCCGCCTCCGCCACCAGTTCCTCCAGCAGTATTGGCTGCACCATCATTTCCTGCTGTATCACTTTGTGACCGAGCTGCTGGTGATTGTGCACCACCAGAACCGCCTCCTGCAGGTATATGAGGATTTGGTACACTTGAATATGTACCGTCAGCAATTATTTGAATACGACCATTATCTCTAGGTGAACCAGATGGACTATGATTAGCCCCTCTTGATGTCATTGATATTGTACCATCAACATCTAAATTACCTTTAACATATATTGCTGTAAATAATTTTCTATTTGAGGGTATAAATGTTTGACCTGAAGCAATTGTTAAATTGCCATCAACATAAATTAAAGCACTTCTACTATCTTCGGTAGAAGTGAAATAGTTACCATTTGAGAATGAAGTTATATTTTCGTCACCACCTATATAAGTATAATCATAAGATCCTAATGATACAGAATTTAGAGTCATTGTTCCACCAGCTTGTGCTCTAGAAGTATCAGCTGTTAGGTCATCTATCCAATTACTATTAACAACAGAATTGTATAGTTCATTCATATTCCATATACCAGTTATAGAGCCTGCTGAAGCAAGTCCTTCAAGTAATACAAGTAAATCATTTGCTGATTTATTACCAGCAGAAATAGAGCCTGCACTTTTTAGTACTGATTTATTTTTACCTATTAATCTAACCATTTAAAATCCTAATTAATTATTATTATGCGTCATCTAAAATTTCACCAGATACAACATATTCTAAATCGTTTGCAGCCGAACCTACTATTCTTAATAAGTCAGTTTCATCTAGATATATCTGTGAATTTTTATCTAACACTACCAAAGTTGCGTCCGCAGGAACTGCTACAGTTTTTGCTAAGTGATAATAGTTTGAACCATTATCAACAGAGACAGAAATACTTACAGTTGCACTATTAGTACCATCTACATTAGAAACGATTATAGAATTAATCTTTCTAGTTTTATCAGCAGCGACATCAATAATATCAGCGTTACTTGTTGTAACCGCGCCTGCTATCGTAAATGGAGTAATGGATGTAACATTTACTAAATTTGGTGTTGCCATTTTATTCTCCTATTTAATTATTTATCCGCCAAAAATCATCGCTAAACCAATAGTTTTTCCTACACCTGGTTTAGTATTAATTTGTGTTTGTATTGCACTCGAAGCACCATTAAGATGATTCAATTCGGCAGCAGTTACGGTTACTGCTGTACCATTGATTGCTAATTTGTCGTCAACAATGTTAAATGTTCCGTTATCTTCTACTCTTGCGACCTCAGTACCATCTCTTTGTTGAAAGATGATATCTTTAGTATCAGCAATTGGTTTAATTATTACATCACTTGATGAGTTGACAATTGATAGAATATGTGTACCGCCTGCCTTAAATTGAAAATCGTTACCAGCAGCGTCTAATATGATATCAGCAGCAGCGTCAATTGTAAGATTGTTTGCACTTATAACTAAATCAGTACCATCTCCTTCAATCTTTTCTGAAGCGCCACCAAATTGTATACCAACATTGTTTGGTATTACTACATCTGCTGTAGCTGTTAGATTAATATTATTGCCACTTATAGTTAAATCTGTTCCGTCACCTTCAATCTTCTCAGCGTCATTACCAAAAGTAAGTCCTACATTTGAAGGTATATTAATATCGGTTGTAGCCGTTAGGTTAATATCATTACCTGAATTGAAAGTAAAGTCTGTTCCGTCTGAGGATATTTTCTCTCCACCTTTATCAAAGAAGTAAACTGCTCTGTCGTCAGCAATTCTCATTACTTCACTACCATCATATTGATTAAAAACTAAATCGTCTGAGTCAACACCAAGTTGAATAACTTGAGCACCTGCTGTGCCATCCATATCTATTGTTAATTGTAAAGTACCTGCGTCTTTAAATTCTACATTACCGCCAGCAGCGTCTATAATAATGTCAGCAGAGGAATCTAAAGTAATATCTGTACCATCATTTGTAATTGTATCAAGAGCAATACTACCAACATTTGATATATCAAAATCGCCAAAGTTAACCGCACCACCAACTGTCAATGTGCCTGTAACTGTTAAGTTATCAGCGACTGTTGTTTCACTTGTAGTATGGCCGATTGTTACAGCAATACCTGATGTCTCAGTTGCAATTTTTAAAGCACCTGTTTTGTTTGCGATTAAAGAGTTTGTACCATCGTGATATATTTCTAAATCATCACCAGTACCAAATAATCCTTTTGCACTATCAGCAAAAGATTGACTACTTCCTGTTAGTACACTAAACTTGTTTGCTGTGAATTGAAAGTCATCAGCGCCTGCAATCTTAATATCAATCTGGTCGTCTGTATCAGCTGTTATTGTTGTATCATTATCAGCGTCTAAAATTAATTCGCCACCAGATAAATCTAAAAGATTTTGAACAATTGCTTGTCCAAGAAACTGTACATATGCAGTATCAGTAGAAGCAGGAGCCGCTGTAAATGTAATTTGAGTACCCCCACCTGCAAGGTTAAACGCACTCTTTGGTTCCTGTATAACACCACCAACGACTACAATTAATGCTGTTTCATCAGCAACAGTAAAGTCTAGTGTGAAAGTTGTTGTACTTCCATCAGTAGAAAGTGTCTGTTTACTGTGAAATCCGTTAACTGGTGCTTTTCCGATATATGCCATTTTCTAATTTATTCCTTTATCTATATTTATAACAAAAATTTCTGTTTATTATGGTTTAGTAGGCCATGTTGCGTTTTCACATTTCTCTACTGTATCTTTACCAGACGGCAAGTCTCTTAATGATTGACGATATGTTTTCATATCATCGCTAAGAGTAGTATCTGATAATGCTAAGTAATCTGTTTCTGCAAGAAGTCTATCTCTTTTTTGTCTTAGACTTGCTAATGCACGAGCAGGGGCTGCATTTGCCCATGCCGTTTCTTCATTATCACGAGCAGTTTCTTCCTCTGCTGTGAATTGCACTCGATTACCGTTTATATTGTGATATCTTGGCATTTTTTTCTCCTTATTTTACTCCATACATGGATATTGATCCTGAAGTTATGTTTCCTGCACTAAAAGCAAAATTAATTTCATCTATTGCTGATGTGGTATTTATGAATCCGCCTACAATGTCATTTTCAGCTTCATTTGAACCAGTATGCATACAACCATCAGACATAAAGTTTTTAACTATTGCAGTATTACTAGGTTCAAAAATCATTAATCTTCCGTTACAACATTCAGCAGAACCACCACCAACACTAAAATTTATAAATTGTCTGCTAGTTGCTTGTCCTAAATCGCCTGCAGTCTTATATGCAAAATTAACAGCACTTGCATTACCCTCAGTTGAATATGGTCTCATACAAGTACTAGTGATTGTTTCATTGAACCCACTTCCTCCAGCAGCATTAAATTGTACTCCAAAATCTGCACTATCAGTAGCAGGGCGAATATTTTGCCAATGAAATATATAATGTTTGTAAGTAGAATCCATAACAACACTACTTGAGCCATCAACGAATTGAATAGTAGCGTCATCACTAGCCGTTACTGTTTTAATCAATACTGTTATACCTGTATCTATACCAGAATCAAGAGCACCAGCGTCAAATATTGTTGTTCCGTTTGATTCCTCT